ATTTGTACCCGCAACATAGGCTTGAAGACTTACTAATGGGCTATCAGTTTCCCACCAAAGTTCAATGTAATCATTAACATTTAGACTTAAATAGTAGTTCCATCCAACCAAACCACGCCCATTAACCGAGCCATGTTTACTGGCTATTGCAAAGAAGCCTGTTGAGCCAGTAAGGTTTGTTCCGTTAACTTTTATCCAAACCCTAACGTCATGGTCTTGCGAATCGGTATTCTCAAACTGACCAGACCATTGAAAGTTATAAATTCCTGTGTTTTTGACATTTATCCTAGAACTATTGGATAAAGTTACACCATTGGAAAAGTCCGTAGTGTCCATTGTCATTGCATAAGCAGTATTTGCCGTAGCAACAGTTTGGTCAACAAGGCTCTGAAATGCCCCATAAGGCATATAGTCCGCATTAGCCGCAGCAGAGGCAGGGGCAAAGAGGATTACGCTGTCTGGGCCTATCCTTCTGTCTGTCAAAGTGGTAGTAGTAGCACCACCTGTCGCCAGAGTCAAAGTTCCTGTGTTATTGGTCTTGCCATCCATGATGCCACGGACTACCTCGGCTACAGCCCTCTGGTCACCACCAAACGCAGGTAGGCTTCTAAACATCAGCGAACTCCCTGCGGAGTAATATCCACATCTACAGCAACGGCAGTTTTCCAGTTAGCACCAGTAGGAACTAACTTTAATCTGTGATACCTACCTGCGCTTCTCAATGAAACCCTGTTCTCAGAGTCGGCAGCAGTAGAAGTCCCATAGGTGACACTTTGGTTTAGCAATGTGCGTGAAGCCACGGATAACGAGCCAGAGCCATTGTCAACAATAGGTCTAGCCAAAGTCACCACGGAATTAGCCCCTACATCTATGTCGCCAGTAGCAATGCTTCCTGTAAGGTTTGCGCCAGTAAAGGAGTAAACCCTAGTTCCGTAAGTTCCACCTAAGAAATACTTACCACCGATATATAGCAAAGAGTCAAGACTTGTAGTCAAGGCATCAATAGAACCAGAGATGCTATCTAATTCCTCTAGCGTTGAAGCACCAGATGAGGCTTCACCCAAGTAATCAGTATTGGCATCCGCATAAGTCCACTTCTTTGTCTGGAAGTTGTAAATCATCAGCTTACGAGTCGCATCTACAGATTTGTAGTTCCAAATTACAAGTTTGCGAACAGGGTCAATAGCCGCAGACATGGTTGGATAGTCTGATTCACTAGCGTCTGACAAGAAGAATCTATCTACCTTCTCAGCACCGATAGGAACAACTTGTTGCCCATCGCACATATAGAAACCATCGTCTGACAAAAAGAAAGTTATACCTTGGTATTGTGCAACTGAGCCTGACACCATACATCCCTTGTTACGAGAGATATTGTCAAACTGAAATATAAACGGAGTACCAACATAAGTCATTCTGTGGATAGAACGCTCTAGCAGAACTAGACCAAACTCACCACCACGGATTCCCATAATCTGACCACCATCAGGAATGTCCTGATAATCAGACTGTGTGTTTACGTTCTCTACCCAATCAGTCTCATCATTGATAGCTGACCAACGAACACGATATTGTTGTTGTGTCGTTTCAAAAGTATTGGCGCAAACTACAAAGTCACGCACGACAGTAATGAACTTGGCAATAGGCGCACTAGCAGACACTTCAGCAAATGTCGTAGAAGTACCAAGTACCCAAGATTTTAGCTTGTTAGAGTTATTACAGATAATGACGCTCTTGCCAAACTGAGTAAACCTTACTCTATCGTTTGCGCCTGTGGTCAACCCTGTGTTTACTTGCGTAAGTGTTCCAGAGCCACTAACTGTATAAATCTTAGATAGACCAGCAGCGAAGAAATAGGTATTGCTATCAGGTGCTTTAGCCGCATACAAAGAAGTTAAGTTCTCTGCTGCTGCGCTAGAGAATGATACTGGCGTGGGAAATGGGCCGTACCCGATAGCCTGAGATACCACGTTCTTGGCATCCGTCAACGAGCCAGAAATACCTGATTGGTCAGGCATCCATTCGCCAAATGTTATCCTTGTCTGAGCCATGTATTACTTCCTTGAGTCTGTGTCGTCCATGTATTGTCATTGGCAGATACTGGAGTCCATGTGTTTGTGTCACTAGAAACAAGTGTCCAAGTGTTTGAATCTGTGCTAACTGGTGTCCAAGTATTAGTGTCACCTGCTACTGGAGTCCAATTATCACCAAGGATAACGCCTTTAGCCGTAATTGTTGCTAGACCTGATACCGAGGCTGCCCCTGCATATATTGCAGACGCACTAGCGACAACATCCGCATTGGCTTCTACGCTTGCCGTTCCTTCTGCAATCAATCCACCATTGGCAGTAAATGTTGCATCACCAGTAATAGATGCAACACCTAACTGGATTCTCTGTGCGTTAGCTTCACAGACACCATTAGCAGTTATGCTTGCGCTACCACTAATCACAAGTTGACCAGATGCGCTTACATCAGCATTTCCAGTAATGCTTGCACTAGCAAAGTTAACCTTAGTACCAATAGCAGTTACATCAGCGTTACCAGTAATACTAGCAACGCCATTTGCTATTCTCTGTCCATCAGCAGTTATGCTTGCTGTACCTTGTATGTCACCACTACCAAACTGAACACGCTGACCAGATGCCGTAACATCTGCGTTTCCTGTGATAGAAGCATTGCCATAATAAACAATGGAAGCATCAGCAGTTACTGTAGCCGTACAAGTTACAGAAGCTATGCCACCAAATATCTTTTCAGCATTGGCAGTAACAACTGTAGTAGTTGCAATAGAACCAACGCCATCCCAGAGAGTAGCTGTAGCCCACAGCGTTGAATCTAAGCTAATTGCTAAACTATCAATGCTAGAACTAAAGGCATCTAAGCCCTCTAGCACCCAAGGGCCTGTCACATTCTTCTGTGTAGTCGAGTTCCAATCAGACGAGTCTAAACTTAGCGTGAGGCTATCCAATGACCCAAATTGGTCAAGTTGCTCAAGCGTCAGATTGACTGTCGTACCAGCCATATCAAGCCAATGTTACAGACAAAGAACCTGTAGCAATACGGAACACATCGCCAGTTGCAATCGTCTTAGAAGCATCTAGTGCTGTGTGATACAAAAGGTTTCCAGCCGTAGAAGCATCACGCAATCCAATGTGTGTGATTGTTCCCCATGAGCCACCAGCTTGAGGGAATTCCACAGCAGCAGAGTTTGTAGATGCACCATTGCTAGGCGCACCAAATGTCACAGACTGACGAGCATAGCTAGTACCAGAACACTCAGTTCCAGTATCAGCATCAGTTGGGTCAGTTAAATAAAGTGCTACATACACAGTTGTTGGTGCTGTGTAAGCAGTTGCTCTCAGCGTTACATTGATAAGAGCATTTTCCAAGTAGTTAGACATTTCAGCCATGATTTCACCTTGCAGTTAATTTGATTGACAGGGGTACACCAGAATACTGAGTGTTTTCATCAGACCTAGTGAGAGAAGAAATTGCTCGGTCATACATAGAACCCCATGTATTGATACGAGCGTCATTCATTAAGTAAGGCTCTGCTTCAACCAATGCACCATATAGCAAACCATCAGGTGCAACATTCAAGAAGACATTGGATGCGTTACTGCTAGACAAGTACGGAGGCGCAGAATAATAAAGCATCTTTAACGTATATACGCCATCAGGTGCAGGTGCTAACTGAAACTCAGAAGCAAGAATAGTGTAAGACTTAGGAACACCAACTTCTGATGTTCTTGGGTCATTAGATAATGTTGAGGGACTAGAGTAACTCAATGGTTGAATTGGGTTTGTCATTACGACAAAGTCACGAATCTCTAGGAAGTCGCTAGGTATTTCTACAGTTGCATCACCAGAAACTGTGCTAGTTGTTACAGACTTTAGCATCTGACGAATACGCAACTCTCTACGCAAGCGATTTTCAGCAAGTGTAATAAAGTCGGGAATCTGAGAAGTCAAGTCAGACCTAGCCAAATAGTTGGCTATGGAAGTCTGCAAGTCAGAATATGTTGAGAGGCTCATACCACTCCAGTTCTAGTGCGCCATGCACGATTCATTGGGTCATTTAACCAAGCAGCAAAACGCTTGTCATCAAGAACAGCATAGCCACGCATGATTCCTTGTTTGTTCAAGTCATCTATGACTGTCAAAGGAATAGACGCAACCTTATTGCCAAACAAGTTATCAGACCATCTTGCTCGTTCATCAAAGGAGTTATATTCCTTTTTATTCTGCTCAACAATGTCAGAAACATCCTGACGAGTCTGAATAATGATGCCACCTTCACCATCGGCATGAACAGCAGTTTGTCTAATGTTTTCCATAACCTAATTCTATCAGTTTGAGTAGAAAAGAAAATGCCCCAGAGGTTTAAGTCTGAGGCATTTTTTGGTATTACCTTAGATTAAGGTGTAATGTCAGCAATGATGCCGTGAGCAGCTTCGTTTTTAACTTCCAAGGTGTACTCAGCCAACAATTGTGTGGACTCGTTGTCACCAGTTACAGCCAACTCGTTGGTCTGGAAAGGACGCAAGTAAGCCACAGCAGCCATGTCAGGGTCAAGCACAAATGCAACTTCATCGCATGAGTTTGTAGATGTCATAAAGCGGTTGGGAACAACGCTCACAGTTCCAAAGTCGCTTAAATAAACATCGGCCGCGGCCACGATAGTGGTAGGGCTGTTCGATGGGGCCATAAAACGCTGTGCAGCGATACCAGCAAAAGCTGAAACCAATTGCTTGTGTGCAGGGTTGACCATCAACACTTTAGGATTGCCACCAGCAGCGTAAACTTCACGGATAACAGTCTTCAACAGGTCTTCTGTAAAGGTGCGGTTTGTGCCGTTTACACGAGCAGTCGTACCCAAAGAACCAGCAACACCATTAGTACCAAAGTCGCCATTGGTAGCCAACCATGCTTGCAGACCACCCAATTTACGAGCAGTAGAAGAATTGCCGTTGGCAGCAACTTGGTTGCTCAACAGGGAAGTCTCCATGTCACGCTTAATTTCGGCCGATGCTTTAGCCAGTTGATAGGCTTTTTCAGATTTGCGGCCTGCCTTATCGACAGACTGCAAAGTGCCAGAAATCTTGATAGTCTTCTGAGCAATCTGAGTGCGGTTGCCTACACGAGTAGTAGGAGACATAGTAGCGTCAGATGCCGTGGCCCCTTCGACTGTGAAATTGTCTAAAGTCGCACTAGCGAGCGAGTCCGTTTGCCACTCGTGCAAAACAGCAGTTGCCTTAGTCTTGCCAATGGAAGACATAAATGGAACATCTGTTGGTGAAATCGAGTAGATAACATCCGAAAGGTCTTCACGCATACCGATTGCGGTATATGTTTGATAGGTAGCCATAATTTAATACTCCAAAATTTATAAAAATCGTTCAAATGCTCTGGCAGCGTCAGTAACTTTTCCAGTTTCACGCAACCTTTGCATCGCCTGTTTATCTTGTGAAGACTTAGCTTGTGGAACTGAAGTACCAGAACGCATCATCTTAGGGGCAGACTGGAGTTTTTTATTCAACTCTGGTTTGCTCTTTTGAAGTTGCTCATACTTCATTGCCTTATACAAGGTCATCACAGCACGACTGTCATACACGGAACTGAGTTCTTGGTCAGACCAACCTACAGACTTCGCATAGTCACGGATTTGTTTCCGTACCGCATCACCCTGTGGTGTCGCTAACTCAGGAATCAGACTAACTAACTTCTCAGATTCTGTACGTAAGTGCGCTTGCAGTTGGGATTGTTGCTCTGCTTGTTGCTGTTGGGCAATGCGTTGCTGTTCATTCCTCACTACTGCTAACTGCTTCTCACGCTGGCTCTGTTCAGCTACCGCTACCGCATAACCGATAGGGTCTGTTTCCTTTAAAACTTCTAAGTCCACACCCTGATGTTGCTGCGTAAGGAAGCTATCCAACGCTTGCAACTTCTGGGCGTATGCCTGTCGCTCTTGTTTTACATACTCTAAGTGACTACGTTCAGCTTCAATCGCCTTACGTTGTTCAGCTAGAGCCTGAGACTTTTTAGTGTAGTCCGTACCTTGTTGATAACCTTTAATGAGTTCGTCTAGTTCTACTTCGACTTCCTCACCAGACGCCTTGACTTTATATCTAGGCTTTGGCTGTTCCTCGGATTCCTCCTCAGAATACTCAACTTCGTCAGTCTCTTGTTGGTACTCTGGTTGACCTTCGGCTTGGCTGTTGTCAGCTTCCTCAGAATCACCCATCATGCCCTCAAACGCTGAAGCGGCTTGGTTTACATCTAGGCTTTCACTCCCTGTTGGGTTGGTGTTTTCCATTTGTCATCTCAATAATCGCCAGAAACCTTCTGGACGGAGGCTAGGGTAAACCCTAGAGAATCTTCCACTTCTTTTCCTTAATCACAGTTTCCGAGGCCAAGCCTTCTAGGTGTCCCGTAATCAGTTCAATAGACTTAATGTGCCGATAAGCGTCTTCACGCCTATCACATTCTTCTGCACTTGTGTTAATTATCACACTAATTTGTTCTTTTTTCAAGTTATCTATAACTTCTTTGAAAAAGTCATCATTTAGTAAGTTTTTAGCCCATTGAGCCAGTAGGTGTTTATCAGTAAACATTTGTTGCTTGTGAGTTGTCATCTATCAGTTTACCGCCACCACGAGTAATGGCATCACGCAATATATCGTTAACGTCTGCTGCGCTTCTGTCGATGGCATTGCCATATTGACTTGCGCCTAAAAGACCTAAATCACTAATAGAACCAGTTGGCGCAGATAACAATCCACTACCAAATGTCCCCAATGATTGACCAGTTAAAGCACTAGATATTGCATTTAATGCACCAACAGTAGGATTAGCTAACCCCGCCAAAGCATCAATTAACTGTCGATTGTTTCCAGTAGCAGCACCAATTGCTGCGTTTACTACGCCACCAGCAGGGCCAGCCGCCAACAATGCTATCTTGGTTGCCAAGTTAAAAGCATCCGATTCGCTCTTAATATCACTAGCAGAACCAATAAGGTTTAAGGCAATACCAGCTTTAGCCAAGTCAGAACTGCCAGCTAATGTGCCAAGTGCCGTTACTAATGAGCCTGTCTTGGTTACATCCCCTGCCGTAATACCACCAGTATTTCCACCAGTTGCGTTAGAGAAATCATTGTTATAAACAAGTGTTTTGCTTAAATCTTGACCACCACCTAACCCTGTGTTTGCAGTATTAGCACCAAGGTTAATAACGCCAGAATCTACGCTTGCTGCTGCATCTGGATTCTTAATTGAAACTGCTGCCATTGGTGTAGGCAGTTTTCTAGGTTGAGCCTGTAGCAACGAGCCATAAGCAATTCTAGGTTGGTCAGGCAACTGGCTACCAATCATGTCTAACAATGAAGTGGTAGGTGCAAACTGCGTCTGTGGACGATACTGGCTTTGTATGCCAGAAACTATGTCTTGATAACTAACATCTTGTGGATTTCTTCCACCAACTAGACTACGCAGTTCTTGATAGTTCATTCTGTTCTCACTTAGAAATCATGCTGAGAATGTTAGACAACGATGGTTGACCACCGACAGGCGTACCCATAGGCAGACCTATCGGCATACCTGTTCCTGTAGGCATACCAACTGGAACACCAGTAGGCATAAGTGATTGTGTAGGCGCAAGATTGCCCATCAAGTTAGCCGTATTAACTGGCTGTCCTTGAATCATGTTAACAATGCTTTGAGTCGTAGGACGCTCGTTAATCAAGCCCTGCGCCAAACGCTTGGATTCACCGAATGATGGGAACAACTCACGGAATTGACCAGCTACTGTGGGTTGCTGGTAAATGTTTGCAGGGTTAAAGTTAAACGCTGAAGTTGGAGATTTAGCCATAGTGCTAATCTTTTGACCAGCATCATTCATGTAAGATTTATCGTAAGTTTCCTGACCAAACTGGAAAGGAATATTATTAGCCTTTGCCAACGCACCAACAGAGAAGTTAGCAGGTAAACGACCACCATTCTGTGCAGCAATTTGGTCAACCAATGATTGAATACCAGTAGAGTTTGCTTGTGCTTGCTCTAGTGTCTTACCCACACCTAATTGGAAACCATAGTTAGGGTCTAAAGCCGCTACCGCTTGTGGTGTACCAAACGCTTTATAAACGTCATCCATTGACTTAGCGTTAGCCAATGCGCCTGTTAAATCTTTGTATTCTGTTTTAGTTAGCGCACCAGTATTCAATGCCAAGTTAATAGCAGATTGTGCTTGCTCACCAGTTAGCGTATTTACACCTTCTCTTACAACTAACTTACCATTCTCAAAAGATGTGACGATAGGTTGCTGTGTAACAGGGCTAATAAACTGAACGCTATTACCAGTTACATTCTTAGAAATGTTTGGTATTGTTCCATCTAGTTTGTAAGTCTGTGTAATAGGGTCATAGACACCATAAGGATTTTCGTTAGCGTATCGACCTGCAAATGGGTCACTTTCTAGCGCAGCAACATTAGCTGATAACTTACCAGCCTCACCAAGCACAGAAGCATCGTATGGGTTGTAACCCAAATTAGCCATTGCAGATACATATTCAGTCTGTGTAGGGTTGCGCCCTAGCGCACTACGATAGCCAGAAATAATGCTTTGTGTGTCGTAGTTATAGCCTTCGTTACTGTAGTTTAGAACTCCAGTACCTTTTGCAGAAGTACCTTGGTTAGTAAAAGTACCGCCACCAGTTAGATAGTCAACAGCTTCAGTTCGTTCTTTAGCTGTGGCATCACGCCCCAACTGAGTGTTATAGGCATAGTCAATTACTGTATCAAGTGCTTGTTTTTCAGCAACAAGTGGCTTACCTACGTTAGTTGCGTACTGATTGACAATACCAGTATCAAATCCAAGCACACGCCCAATTTGTTCTGCTGAAACGCCTTGTGCAGCAGCCTCATTAGCTACAGCCGTGTAAAGAGCATCACCACTCAAGCCTTTATATTGATTAGCAATGTAATCTTTAACTGCTTGGTCTGTGTAATATGCTGGTGCTGTAGCCATGATTAACCTCTAATCTCTACGTTGGATGTTATGCCAGCACCAATTTTCATTGCTTTCAATTGGGCTTCTGCTTCAAACTCTTGTTGCTTCAATGCAAAGTAAGCCTGTTGTTTCTCACGCTCAAGTTGCAACTTAGCCATTTCTTTCTCACGCATCAATTGCATTTCAAGAGCAGCCTTCTGTTGTGCCATTTCCATGTCAATCTGCATCTGCTGTTGTTGCATCTGCAAGTCAGCTTGTGCTTTAGCTTGGTTGGCTTGTATCTCAGCTTGTGTCTTAGCCATCAATGCCTGTATCTCTGGAGGCATCTGTTGTTGCTGTGGAGGAGGATTCGAGAGCATCTGGTCTTGCTCTGGGGTAATCGCTTTGTAGAACTCAGCAGAATCCTTAAACCCTGCAATCTCTACCATGCGTCCCAATGTGCCACGATATTGAGCAGGGGAAACGTAAGGGTTAGCAGGGCCATACTGACCAATCAACTGCTCTTGTTTAGCAAGAACCATCGACAACATAGCCATCTGCTCTTGTCGGTTACCTGCGCCTAAACCAACATTGATAGACACATCGTATTGGTTAGCCCATGTTCTAGGGTCAAACTCTACGAATTCGCCACGCATGCGAACCATTCGTGCTTTGTCCTGATACTTACAGAGCAAGTGCAAGATGCCTTGGAACAAAGACTTAACGCCTGTCTCAGCAAAGATTCGAGCCATCAGTTCAATCTTACCTGCGCCAGCTTGTTGCATAGAAGCTACCGCAGCAGCAGTCACGTTCTGCAAGATAGATGGGTCTAAACCCTGTGAAGCATCACTAACACCAGTACGTTTAGACTGAACTGTGTCCAAATACTGAAGCATTGGGAAAGCCTGTGCAGCCACGTTCTGAACTACAAGTTGCGACACAGCACCTTGAGATTTCGCACGAATAACACCACCAGCAGTAGAAGTCAGCAAGTCATCAAGGTTTACTTGACCCTCAACCGCTACCACACGAGCATTGTTTGTCAGATATAAGTTATCCAACATCTGACGAGTGATAGTAGTTTTGATTAACTGTAGGTCAACTGTTCTGTCAGCCAATGAGTTACCAAAGAACTTATGTGGGATAGGTATAGGACAGATTGAGTGGAAAGGAACATAGTCCACTTCCTCAACCATTTCCTTACCCTTCTCATCCTCAAGAATCTCATTAGAAGCGTAGAACACTTGAACCAATGAAGCAATGCCTTTTCCGTCTATATCAGTTTTGACATAACACTCAAAAACCTCAATCTCTTGCATTGATGGGTCATCAGTCTGAACTTGGTAGGGTTGCTCACCTGCGGAGAACCTAGCTACTCTCTCAGGGGTGTAAGCCAAAGCATCACCCATCTGCAAGCCTTCTACCTGCTTCTTATTGAACCCCATGGCAATCAAGGTGCTACGAGTCAACATCTGTCTGTGGGCTACGAAAGGAGAGTCGGCAATAGTTCTAGCCTTCTTGCTAATCAGGAACTCCTCTGGAGGAACATTCTCAATCGTGACTTTGCCTGATTTCTTTTTCTTCTGCACTACCACGTTATGAGTAGCACCCATCACAGGCATACCCATAGGGTCTATAACTGGCTGACCCATTGGGTCAAATATCGGGAACTCTGTCGTATCTTGCTCGACAATCTCCATGCTCTCGTCACTCATCAGCATGGCTAACTCATCGTTAGATAAATCAAAGTAACGCTCTTTGGTTATGTCTTCTTTATCTTCCCAATACGCTTTTACGATGCCGTTCTTCTGTAGCAAGGCATCTTTGAACCAGTCGTGCAGAATTGACACGCCTTCGTTGTCACGATGGAATACCCAATTGCAATAGTCTGTAGCTTGCTTGGCAGACGCTTCGTCTTGTGGGCCTTGAGGCTCAAAGACAACAATCTGGTCTGAGCCTGTGAAAATGCGTACAAGCGATGGCAAAGCACCATCAATAGCTTCTGCTACCTCGCCTGTGACAATCTGTGATTTACCCTCGACTTCATTTCCCAGTGGCTGTCGTAGATAAGCCTCCAGAGCCTGTTTGCGTTGTTCAACAGTTTCGCTTTCAATAAATCCAATTGCATCGTCAATCTCTGCTTGGATTATCGACATTAACTCGTTCTGTGCCATGCTTGTCCTTTGGAGGGCGTCCCATTCGGGGTTTATCCAATTGTAACTCTTTTACCATATTTTCAAGCATTTCGATACGCTTTTCAAGTTCTTTTACTTTAGGTGCTAGATTTACACCCTGCATTTGTACATACATCAGACAATCCACTTCGGAGTTTGGTTAATAGGCTTAGACCATGTTGAATGACCTTCATCCAATCCAAGGGCTAAGTAGCGGAATGAGTCCGAGCCATGTGACGACCAATCGTGCAATGGACGCTCATAGAATATCTTACGCTTCTCATCGTAGTCTCTGCGATAGTTTCTCAGGCAGTTCAAGCCATTCTGCACTTTTGGTACGTTAAACCAGCACCTTGGCAATAGTCGCCTTACCGCTTGGATGCCATCGTCTAGTCCCATCCTTGGGGCTATTTTGACTTCTAGCCCTGCGTCTTCAAGCATTTCTAGTCTGCTTTTACCTGTGCCTAACTCTCTAACCCTTACGTCATGGGGCAGAATATGCTCTGCTTTTGAGTAGTCGTTATCCTTAATCCACTTCACATAGTGGTCTAATCCTACGCCATGATTCTCGTAATAGTCGATTAGGCGCACCTCAGTACCCACCAACTGAGCCACCCAGATAGACGTAGAGTCACCCATACCCAAGTCCCAAGCAGTAAAAGTTCTGCTCAATTCCTCTCTGGGAATCTCTTGCATGTGCTTCTTGTCTTCTAACTCGTTAAGCATTTCTCCATAATATGACCCCTCAATTGGCGCATCGAATGAGCACTCAAATTCCTGCCGAAACTTGCTTTCGCCCATCTCATTCTTAGCAGCCTTTAGTTCTGTCTCATCCACTACCCCTGTCTCAGAGGCTTTGAACTCAAGCAGTCCCCATCCTTCTTCTTTCTCTGCCCTGTCTCGCAACTCTTTGACGTGGTTGTGTCCTTTGGGTGTACCAATGAACACGCACCAGCCTTTTCTGTCTGTCAGAGCAGGTCTAACAATGTCAGTCCATCTCTTAGGATTCTGGTCACCCACCTCATCAATGATTACCCCATCAAAGAATTGACCTCGCCGGGAATCAGG